CCGGCCGTCGATGAGCTGGACCGGATGATAGCGGAATTTACCGACGAGTTGAACGGTGCGGCGCTGGCGGCCACCGATTATTCCGATCAGATTGCCGACGCCATGAAGGATTCGGCGGAAGAAGCGGCAGCCGCTTTTGAGAATTTGAAAGACAGCCTGGAGTCCGGCCTGGTCGATACCTTGGCGGACATCGTGACCGGCGCCAAAACCGCCAAGGAAGCATTCAGGGACTTCGCCCGCAGTACGCTCAAATGGATGATCAAGCTGATTATGCAGCAGGCCGTGTCATCCCTTTTTTCCAATTTCAGTTTTTCCACCAACGCCCAGGGTAACGTGTACGATCAATCCGGCCTGGTTCCCTTTGCCAGGGGCGGGGTGGTCCACCGCCCGGCCATTTTTCCATTTGCCTCTGGAATAGGTTTGATGGGCGAAGCCGGCCCGGAGGCCATTCTGCCCCTGACCCGCACTTCAGGCGGGGACTTGGGTGTCAAGACCGAAGGCGGGACCGGGGGCGTTACCAATAACTTTAACATCATGGCCATCGATTCCAGGAGCTTCGAAGAAGTGGTGCGGAGAAACCCCAGCGCCGTCGTCAATGTGGTCGGCGATGCCATGATCGGGAATACGCCGCTAAGAGATATCATGAGGAGAACGCTTTAAAAAAATGAACATCGAACATCGAACGCCCAACATCGAACGATGAATAAAATAAAAACCAAAAAAGGGCCCAAATGAGCACTTACCCGGAGTCACCTAAACCGATATACCCGCTCATTGTCGAGCCGGAATTCAAAACCCTGATATCCGGTTTTGACGGCGGCGGAGAGCAGCGCCGGCAAAAACAGCTGTTTCCCAAATATAATGTGACGGTGAATTACGGTGCGCTGTCCGAAACCGACATGCAGACCCTGTGGGATTTTTATCTGGCCCGCAAGGGGGCATACGAGGCGTTTTATATCTACGACCTGGCGCTTTTGGCGAGTATATCGCCGAATCACGACGGCCAGTATGTCGGTACCGGGGACGCGTCCACCGAGGTGTTCGACATCCCGGGCCGATCCACGTCATCGCAGGTGATTTATATCGATGGCGTGGAGCAGACCCTTACCACCGATTACGTGATTTTGAACGGCGGCGGGGAGTCCAGTGCCGACCGCGTGGACTTTGTCAGCCCGCCTGCTGCCGGCGAAGTCGTTACAGCGGATTTTACCGGGTTTCTGAGGATCCGGGCACGTTTTGCCGAGGATAAGCTGTCCCGGGAGCTGTTTATGACCAATTTATTTAGATATGGCATCCAATTAAAGGGGCTGAAAGCGGCCTAAAAAAAAGGGGAGTGTTTTATTGAAGTCTTTTGATTCCAATATTACCGCCGAGCTGGCCAAGGAGATCGCGGCATCGTTTTTTATGATCGATATGCAGTTTGCCTCTACCTACCGGTACACGGACTGCGATATTGATATGTATCACGGCGGCAACAAGTACAGCTCATTTCCCTTTTCCATCGGCAACGTGGTCAATTCGGCCGGGATGAGCGTGGACAGCCTGGAACTGAACTTTTCCAACGTGGACCTGACCTTTTCGTCCATTTTGCTCAATGAAGATGTGGCAAGCAAAACGTGCATCCTGTCGTTTTTTATGGTGTCCGCCGATTACACCATTATCGCGGCCGAAGAACTGTTCCGGGGTCTGGTGGGTGAATGGGAGCTTACCGAGGAAAAATGCCGGATCAAGCTGGTCAATGAATTCGTGCTGTGGTCCAAGCGCACGCTGCGAACGTGCCAGGCGTCCTGCCCCTGGGAGTTCAAGGGCACGGAGTGCGGCTACAGCGGCGGCGAAACCTGGTGCGATCAGTCGTATGATCGCTGTCAGGCGCTTTCCAACACGGACAACTACGGCGGGTTTCGCTTTTTGCCGTCTCTGGAGGAAAAGAAGATCTGGTGGGGGAGAACGCAGAATGCGTAATAGAAAAGGATTCAAGGATTCAAGGGGTCAAGGAATCAAGTGAAGGATAAAAAACCATTATCTGAAATCACCGGAAAGTACATCGGCAAATCGTTTTCCGAGATGCCGTGCATGCACCTGATGCACGGCATATATGCGGATCTGGGCTTTGATGCGCCGGACAGCTTCGGCAGTCTGACCCTGGACAATTACCAGGAGTATTTCAGGGCCAACCCCAAACTTACCCAGGCCCGGATGCTGCAGCTCATCAAAAGCCTGGGGCGGCCGGCGGATATTGACCGGCTGAAAATATTCGACCTGGTGGTGGTGATGCAGCCCGACCGGGTGATTTTCCCGGCCGTGTATGTGGGCAAAAAAATGATTATGTCGTCGTTTGCCAGGCACGGCGTGGCGGTGTTTCACCTGGGAAAGTTCAACCGGCCTATCATGGCCCGGAGATTGATATAATGGGAGCCGCTCTGGGTCTCGAAGCGGTGGCCGCATGGATTTTTAATTTCATTGTGGCCCTGCTGGCTTCTGCCGCGCTCAACTATATTCTGGCCCCGGGGACTCCGGACGACGAGCCGGACGTCCCCGATGTGGAGCAGGGCGGTCATCTCAAGGCCAAGTGCACCACCCAGTTCGGCATACCGCTGATATACGGCACCTGCCGGGTGGGGAGCAACCGGGTATATGCTGGCTGTGCCGGTGATGACAACGAATACCTGCATATGGTCGGTGTGGTCGGTGAAGGCCCGGTGGAAGGGATTCATCAGGAGGGTGGTGTGGACCAGGTATTTCTGGACGACAAGATTTATACCGATTTCGGCAGCAACGTGTATTACGAGTTTTTCACCGGCACGTCCACGCAGAACGTGTGTGCCACGCTGCACACCGCCATTCCGGAATGGACGGATCCATTGAGATATACAGCATATATCTATGTCCGGATCAAATACGACAAGGACAAATTCAACTCCATCCCGAATATCACCGTTGTCGTGGAGGGGTTGAAGCTGTGGGATCCCACCGACGATGTGACGGAGAATACGGACAACCCGGCTTTGTGTGTATACGACATGCTTACCCGGCCGTCGGTGCGGGGAGGGTTCGGCCTGGATGTATGGAGCGGCCCGGAGCCGGCCAGTCCCAGGATAGACAAAGGGTCGGTGGACGATGCCAAGGATTACTGTACTACCAAGGGCTGGACCAATAACCAGCCGATTACCGACGCCAAGCGTGCGGTCATGGACAACATGAATCTGATTCTGCCCAATTTTCGCGGCGCCCTGGTGTATTCGGAAAACACTTTTAAACTGCTGTTTCGGGACTTGAACTACGAGGCAGCGGTGATGTCCTTTGATGATGACGAGGTCATCGCCGACAGCATGGAAAGCTCGCTCAAAATAAACATGCCGAATATTTTTAATCGGCCCAATGCGGTACGGGGCAAATATCTGTCCAGCCTGGGCGCATCGGACGGGTCCGGCAAGTACAAGATTGCCGACCTGGTCAAGACGGATAGCTCTGCGGTGTCGGCGGACGGCGACTATAGGGAAACCGAGGTGAAGCTGTACGGCCTGAACACCGTGGAGCTGGTGGGAAAGATGTTGAACTATCACCTGGAGCGGCTGCGCTGGGGCAATCAGGTTTTTTTCGTAGCCGGTGGAAAAGCCAAGGCGCTGGAGCCCATGGATCTGATCCAGCTTACCCACACCATGCCCGGATGGACCGACGAAAAACTACGGGTGACAGGCGTGTCTTATATGGATAACGACCTGGTCAGTCTCAGCGGGATTCAGGAGCATGTGGATCTGTACGATGACACTTACGATGTCACCTCGCACACCTGGTACGATACCAACCTGCCGAACATTCTGGGCGCGGTGGCATCGGTGGTCAGTGTGTCGCACCAGGAAGAAGTATATTACTACCGGGAGCGCAGCTTTACCCGGTGGAAAATCGATTTCGATCCGCCGGCAGCCGCCAACTATCCCTGGTGGGATTATGCGGAGATCTGGCTGTCCATCGGCGGCACGTCCGATTACCGCTATATGACCAAGTCTACCAGCGATTACGTGCTGGACCCGGTGGAAGAGGGGGAGATTTACTATGTCAAGATCCGCTCGGTGAGCGTCACCGGGGCCAAGGAGGGTTTTGACTCCTGTTACACGGTGTCGAAAACCATTGTGGGCAAGACCAGCGCGCCGTCCAATCTGAGCGCCATCACCGCCGTGGCGGTCAACGACACGGTCAACATATATGCGGATGAGGTTTCCAGTCCGGACGTGGAGGGCTACGAGTTCCGCATTTCCGGCCAGGGCAATTCCAACTGGGTGGGGGCGGTGTACCTGGCGTTCAACAAAAAGCCGATTCATTCCATATCCGGCATGAGGTCCGGCAGTTTCCGGGTGTTCTGCAAGCCCCGGGGCAACAACGGGGAATATGCCGCCAGCGCCGTGTACTGCGATTTTACCATGCTGGCGCCCCACGGTTATACCCTGGACACCACCAGCAATATCGACCAGGGCACCGGCTCTCACAGCAACACCCAGTTTTACGATCAGGGCGGCGGGGACTACGTGCTGCGGGTCAACCATGCCAGCGCCCTCACCGGTACCTATACCAGCGCGGAGATCGACCTGGGGTCGTCCAAAACCGTGCGGGTGCAGGGTGATTTTATTCTCAAGGTGCTGGATGCCTCGGCCACCTGGGCGGCCCTGTGGGGGGCCTCCGGGCTGTGGAGCATCAAGGACATGGATGATCCCTGGGGGCAGATCTTTTCGCCTGCGGCGGCTTCGTCCATTTCGGCCAAGCTCAAGTGGGGCACGGCCACTGGGGTGTATCCCAACAGCGCCGATCTGTTCGAGCTGTCCGCCATCGATGCGGTGGGCCGGTATTTTCAGGTGGAGATCACCATTACGGATCCCAACAACAACCAGTACCTGATGCTGGACGGTACCGGCGGCAACACGGTGTTGACACTGAAGTTTTATACTTAAAGAACGGAATACTTATGATCATTATTAAATGCGATTTCTGCGGAAAAGAGATTGAGACCCACGACACCAGGGGCGTGGCCCTGTCCCAGGGCACGGTGGATATAATTGAGACAGGATGCTCCACCTGTAACAAGGCGACCCTGGACGCCGAGTGGGAAAGCAAAGAGAGACAGGATAAGCTCGCGGCCGACTGGGAGGTTCAGGAGGCAGAGCAGCGAAACTTTGTCGAATCGCTTATAAATAATAAAAAGGCTGAGTTTGAGGAAGAGGAAAAGAAAAAACACTATGGAACCCTGTATAAAAAATCCGTTTAAACCCTTGGACCCTGGAATCCTTGACCCCTTGAACCCTAAAGATAAACCGGAGGTTTTTTTATGAGTCAGGCATTCACCGACGACCTGTACGAGCAAAGTTACGCGGCGGACACCACGCTCACCAACATGGAAAACAATTTTGCCGCGTTAAAATCTTCCTTTTCCGGAAATGCGGCGCCGTCGAACCCGGTGGCGTTCATGCTGTGGGGGGATACCAGCAGCGGCGACGAGTGTCTCAAACGGCGCAACGACGCCAACGACGCCTGGCTGGCCGTCCTGTGCGGCGATGCGTCGCAGAAGATGTATGTGTATCGCAACGACACCTGCGAAGGGTGGGTGATCGACGCCACTGTCACCGACCGGGTGCTGGCCGTGAAAGGCGGGTCCAACGCCTATAACGTCAACGGCGGGGTCAATGCCGGCACCTGGACCCAGCCCGGGCATACACTGACGGCATCGGAAATACCGGATCACTCGCATTCAGGGACGACGGATTCAGATGCCCATACACATAATTTTGATGTGGGTTCTTCCGGTTCTTTTGCAATAGCGGCCACGGGTACGGGCGTGATAACATCAGCCACAACGGATTCGTATGCCCATACCCATACGTTTACAACGGATACGGACGGCGGCGGCGACGGCAGCCACAACCACGGCGACACGTATCGCCCGGCAGCCGCGGTGGGGACATTGCAGTATCCGGATCTGTAAAGAAAAGGGTTCCAGGATTCGAGGTTTTAAGGGGCCGAGTGTAAAAAACGTTATTTATATAAGAAAACTTGAGAAAAAAGGAGAACGCAAAATCGGCACAAATTCGACAAAAAAACAGATAGAAATAATTGAACATTTTAACCGTTTAAAATGATTATAAATATAAAAAGTTAAAAATCGGGTACCGGCGCCCATGGGGCCCTGCCGGCAGCTGGTGAACCAAAAATGTAAAACGGGTGTGATCGACAATAATCAAGGATAATCGCAAATAAAATACACTTGAACCCTGAAAGGAAAAAATTATGTTCGAGAAAGCATTAACAAAAGCCCTGTCTAACTTTTTTGCATCTTCAAAAGGCCAGGAGATTATCGGCAATATCATGCTGAGGGCCCTCAGTATTTCTTTGACCCGCACCGTCCAGATCGAGGACGGCAAGACCGAGCCGGGAAAGAAGGTTGTCAAGGAAGAGAACATCAACGTGCTGGACCACCTGATCAAATACATGCCCTATGTGGAGGCGGCCCTGCGCGGTGTGCAGGTGGACGCGGATGTGGCCCGAAACCGATCGGTGCAGGTGCTGCAGGAGGTCGGAGACATCAAACAGATATTTGCCGACCAGCTTGAAAAGCGCAACACCGTCGATTCCGAAACCCTGGCCAAAGCCATCGTGCTGGCGCAGTCGCAAATGCTGCGGCAGCTGAGCATGGAAGATGTCAAACAGATCGGTGAAAACAACAATAATAACCATGAACAGGAGGCGTAAGGAGAAAAAATGGCACAGAACGAATGTCAACGAATGGATAAAACAGAATTTTATCAGAAACTCAGAAACCTTTTAAGCACTATTTATAATTTAATGAATACTGCTGATAGAGGAGCGGAGTTTCTGAACACGATGGACTCTGACACCTTGGATACTATGGGTGTCCCGGCGGTTGGGGCTGATGAAGGGTTAAGAACCACATTGAGTCAATGCAGAACAGCGTTAAACGAGTTTAGAGATTTTTATGATGGAACGGCTACGACTCAAACGCAGACTCTAAAAACGACAATTAACAAATTAAGGCATATGTGATGTTGGCAGTTGACGGGGTGATAAATGGCTGTTGAGCTTACGGGATCGCCCTCTTATGTGGTGAATCGAGATTTTGACGATGGCAGTCAGGCTGTTACAATTCCTGCAGACTGTACTGCCGTTCTCGTGTTTTCGTGTGTCTCACACACGACGACAGAGATAGATTTCGATGAACTAAACTGGGATAACGGTGCAACCAACGATTTTACACAGGTCGTTCATAATGGCGCGGGTGCTAATAACTCGGTTGTTTTTAGCTATATAATGACATCGGCATCTGGCGACTGGCCCGGAACCGGTAGCCAAACTCTATATTTTGGCTTTAATGCCACCCCGGGCGGCGGGGGCCCTGTGATTATAGTTTTCCTAAAGGGATTAGATACATCTACTCCAACTGTTGATACGGATTCGGATTATGACTTAACAGATGGGGATTGGACGGCTTCGCTTAGCGGAGTAAGTTCCGGCGATCTCACATTTTTAATGGTCGGTATTTACTATGCTTATACGATTGATGGAAGGGGTTCCGGTCAGACTCAGTTGGCTTCCGATTCCAATGACAATAGTTTCGAATGGGAGATAAACTATGAAGACGGTGAAGGAAGCCCGAGTATTCAAACCAACGATTCTATATATAGTGGAGCGGTTGCTTTTGCGGTTTCAGCAGCCTCGGGGTCAAACTATCAGCTCACCGCGTCCATTGCCGGAGTAACTACCACACCCGCAGTCGACCTGGGAGTATTAAGAGCCATATCCGCGTCCATAGCGGCACAGATCGTCACTCCGGATATCGATTTAAATATATTGAGGGCTTTGACTGCCGTCGTTAACGGCGTGATTGTTACTTCCGACATCGACCTGACCATATCCGGACTGATTCAGCTCACCGCGTCCATTGCCGGAGTGACTACCACACCCGAGGTTGACCTGGGAGTTACACGCGCATTGACGGCGGCGCCTGCCGGCGTGACCGTGACTCCGGCTGTTGATCTTAATATACTTCGGGCGCTGACCGCAACAATTGTCGGACAGACATCGACACCAGACATCGACCTGGGAGTATTAAGAGCCATATCCGCGTCCATAGCGGCACAAACAGCCACGCCGAACATCGGTCTAAATATTTTACGCGCTCTGACGGCTGCACCTGCGGGGGCGATCGTTACTTCCGACATCGACCTGACCATATCCGGACTGATTCAGCTCACCGCGTCTATCGCGGCACAGACCGTGACACCGGATATCGCCCTGTCAATGGCCAGGGAGATCTCCGCATCCATCCAGGGTAGCACCGTTACCGCGGAGGCTGTTTTATCCGTTGCCCGGCGGTTTTCGGCGGATATCGATGCGGTGACAGTCACATCCGCAATCAACCTGATCCTGGGCGGCCTGGGGGTCATTACGGACCCGTCCATCGAATCGCTGACACCGGAAAGAACGCTGTCCTCGTTGACGGCAGAAAGAAGTATCGAATCATTAACCGCGGAAAGAACCATTCATGAGACATGAGGATAGGGGGGAACCATGGGAAGTATATGTAATTTTTTAGAAAATGAGCTGCTGGACCACATCTTCAATGCGGCCTATACGCCGCCGTCAACGGTGTATCTGGCATTATCCACTGCGGACCCTACCGATGACGGCTCCGGGATCGCGGAGCCGTCCGGCAACGGCTATGCCAGAAAAGCCACCACATTCGGCGCGGCTTCCAGCCGGGTGATCACCCAGAGCGGCACGGTGACCTTTGATCAGGCGTCCGGATCCTGGGGAACGATTACGCACTGGGCGCTGTACGACGCCCTGACGGCTGGCAATATCATGGCACATGGGGCGCTTTCCACCAGCAAGTCGGTGGTTAGTGGCAACACGCCGTCGGTGGCCGGTAGCGAGATCACGGTGACCTTCAGCGCGGGAGAGGTGTCCAATTACCTGGCAAATAAACTGCTCGATTTTGCATTTCGTAATCAGGCTTTCAGCGCTCCGGACACCTATATTGCCCTGATGACGGCCAACGCCTCGGATTCAAGCACCGGCAGCACCATTACCGAGCCGTCCGGCAACGGCTATGCCAGAAAACAGGTCAATGTTAACGGGGGATCGTCGCCCACCTGGGATCTGGCCGCGTCCGGGGTGGTGGACAATACCCACGATATCGAGTTTGCCGCCGCCACCGGGTCCTGGGGCACCATTACAGCCGCAGCCATTGTTGACGCAGCGGCAAACGGCAACCTGTTGTTTTATGAAAATGCCATCACCGAACAGGCAGTGGGCGATGGTGACACCGTGGAATTTGTTGCCGGTGCTTTTGACGTATCGCTGGATTAAAGGAGTTTGATCATGTCTGTACGAGAAATTGTATATCTGGGTAGGGACAACACCGTGGACCTGCTGTTAAAAGAGGACGGCTCCGCTAAGGATCTATCTGCCGTTACCCGCATGATCGTCAAGCAGGATGACGGCGACTGGGAGGTCGATTACGACACTTATAACAATGCGTTTGACTGGGATACCGGCACCACCGGAAAGGTGATTCTGGATCTGGCTGCCGCTCTGGCGACGGAAGGGGTCGCCGCCGGCGAATATGTCGTCCGCCTGGTGGTCTACGATCCCACCAATACCGACGGTCTGGTGTGGGGCCGGTTCGTCCTTGAGGTGGCCTGATGGCCAATCTGTGCAGATACAACGGCCTGTCCCGGTGTGGTGCCGAAACCTGGGAAAAGCAGCGGGATTGTCCATATGCCGAAAAGTCCG